CTCATCTTGAATTACATGTTTTATAGCTTCAACAGAATCAACAATTACTCCATCTTCGTTTCTTCTTTTATTCATATATGCATTTGCTTGATGTTCAATATACCCTGCCTGAGATTTATCAATAGTTAATTCAGGATATAGGTTTTTTATAAGTTGCTTCGTAACTTCTGAGCTTGCGTTTGTAACAGCTTTAGATGTATTAGGAAGCCTTATATTTACTCCTCTTGAATTTTGTGGAACAGAGTCAGCCCCTTCAATGTCCTTATGCCCAATAATTGTTTCATTTCCATTAGAATCTTTTTTCGTAAGTTGTATTATAGGTCTTTCCATAACAGTTACACCATCTGCTCCTAATGTTTTTCTAGTTATTTCTTTCTCCTTAATGGAATCGTCACCTACCTTTGTCTGAGTTACAATCTTACCTGCTTCATTAAAAAATACTACATTGTTACCTATAACTTTACTTGTTAATTTAGGATTTTTTAAAGTATTTAAATCTTTTACTAGACCCCTAGTTGCGTTAAGAGCATCCCAAGAAGCATTCGCTTGTAATGCTTCTAATTTAGGATAATTTATTTCTTGATTTACTATAGGGTCTTGAGGTGTTGTTCCAAACATAGGTCTAACAGATTGTTCTCCGTTAGGTAATGTAACTTTTTCTCTTTGCATAGGGAGATTAGGTCTATCAGTAACTGTAGTATTATATAAAGGCATTTGTAATATTTTATCTTCTCTTGCTTTTTTGGCATTAGCTGCCTCTCTTACCCCACGTTCATAATCTCTTTCTTCAGTTTGATATTTATCATCTTTTAATCTCTTAGAATCTAAATACTCTCTTTCTCCTCTTTGGTATTTAACTTCATTTAATTTTTGATTCATTAATGCATCTTGTGTTAGTTGTTTATAAGGAGCTCTGCTAGCTTCTACCCCTTGCATACCTGCCTTTGCTAGATAAGGAACTAATGAGCCATACCCTTGATTCTTTGGTTGAGCTAGGTAGCCTAACCCTGCACCTAACAGACCTTGAAATATAGATTGTTTTCTAGCAGCTTCTAAATCACCTGCTTCAAGTAGTCCTAAGTTTTGTAATTTTCCTGCATATTTAGGTTCTGGATTTATATAATTAAATATTTCATCTAAATTAAGCGTAGCCATATCTTTCCTCATATAATTGTCTTGGGTCTTTTTCAAATCTTGTGTTAGGTCTTTGAACATTTATTGCTAATGGCTTACCAACTGAAGACGTTTTGCCTTTAACAACTTGTGGTGGGGCTGCTCGTGGTGGGGGTGGATTATTTGCATCTATAGCTTGACCACCTAATTGAGCTACACCTACTGAATCCATAAGCGACATATTTTCATAGCCATCATTAATCATATTAAAGCCATCTTGTACAGGAGTGTTCTCTAATCCCATTTCTAATAAACCTTTGTTTTGTGTTAAAGCTGAATTAACTGTTTGATTAGATATAGGCTGTCCTAAGAATCCAGTGTTACCACCAATCCCTGAAGTTCCATTTGGTGTAAACGGAGAAATAGATTCACTAACACCGCCTGTTGTTAAAGGGTTTACTGTGCCAATGTTACCTACAGGAGACATACCTGCCATTGGGTTTGCTATAGAACTAGCTCCCATCGTTGCTCCTGTGCTTGCTCCTGTCGCTATTGTAGGGCTTGCTAAAGTAGACATCATAGAGGTAGACCCTGCAGTTGAAGCACCAGCAGCAGCTCCTGTACTACCAAGAGCAGAACCTCCAAGAGCTCCTGAACCAAATGCTCCTACACCAGTTCCCAGAGCTAGCCCTGTCATTCCATTACCGCCCATCATTCTATCTGCAGCATAACCTGCTGCCATATAAGGAACCATTGCCATTATTTACCCCCTCCGCTAGAACTAGTAGTTGTATTAATTGGAGTTGGTGCACCATAAGCTCCTGATAGATAGCTATCTAATTTCATATAAGGTTTATTCTCATTGTATTCAAACCTAGCAATATCAGCTTCAAGTGCTTGTCTTTCATAATCTTCTTCTTGTTGACCTACATTCATAAGTTGATTTATGTCTGCGTAATCTGCTGCTGCCATCTGTGGAGCTGATGCAATAGCAGCATCTTGTCTTGCTCTTTCTGCACCATAGTTGCTATAAGCTAATTTTGATGCTTCACCTGTTAAAGCAGTTGCTAGATTGTCTGTTGCTTTTGATTCCATCTCTCCCATTGCACCTGAACCATATCTTCCAGAAGCGGCTGTTCTACTTCCAATGTCTCTAATAGCTGTGTTAAATTCTGAGATTGCAGGTCTAGCTGCACTTGCCATCATATCTGCAAAGTATGGATTCCCTGCTGATAATCTGTCACCTCGTATTGTGCTTAATTGTTCATTTTGAGCTGTTGATAGCAATGGATTACCCGCCCTTGCTCTATCTTCTGTTTGTCTCATAGCTTCTGTTGTTGTACTACCTGCACCAACATAAGTATTATCAGGATAATAGTTTGGACCAGCGGCTTGGTATAATCCTTTAGACTCACCTAACCCATAAGTTATGTATGGCAATATAGCAGGGTCAATTTTTGAAGTTGTTTCTGAACTTCCTCCTCCACCTTTGAATTCCCGCAATCCAGTTACAGGGTTAATAGTTCCTGAACCCCCATGTGCTTTTAAAAGATTAGCTTCCCATGTATTAACATGAGCAAGTTCGGTATCTCCTTCTCTACCTAACCTACCTAATTCTTTAGCAAGCCAATTATATAACCATATTTTTAATTTAATCATTCTAGTTTCAACTCCATTAATTGATATTTTTTTTCATAACCATACAGCCTATTCCATAACCTAGCTATACTCTCGTATTTAGTAGACCCTTGTATTGCAGTACATCCTTGTTCCTTTGCCCACTGCTTAAACTGCTCAAATCCTGCTCTTGTATTCTTACCACCTATATAAGTTATGTAAGCTACTCTATCGTTTGGGTAATTAATAAATTGAACAGTGACAGCTACATAACACTTATCTTCTTTCATTACTAATAGTAATTGTTGCTGCCCTTGTGTAACTAATAACTTTAGTTGGTCAGCTGTAAATTCGTTATTACCTTTGTCTAATGCTTTTTGTAATAAAGGTTCTGCAAGATACCAAAATCTTTGCACTTGATTTGTAGGCACTACATATAATTTCATAAAATTTATCCAACAATGATATAATCATATGTTACATCAGTATTGGATGTATTTCTATGCCCTATAATAAAACTACCTTTGGCTTTTGTTTTAATATATGTATGGTCTGACTCTGTTGCTGCGTTTTCTGTTGTTGGTGATAATACAATAACTGAATCAAACCCTGCTCTTTCATTACTAACTGTAGTTTCTGTTTCTGATGTTGCTAAAGTAAAAGTTCCACTGTTATTAGTCTTGCCATTCATAGCATTATTAACTATTTCTGCAACATCTCTAGGATTACCACCTTGATACGGAAGTGTACGATACATTCTAGGCATTATCTATTTCCTTGCGGTTTTAAATCTACATCTACAGACATTGCTATTTCCCAGTTACCTGTTGGTTGTACATTAAACCGATGATACCTACCAGCACTTCTTAAACTACACCTACCCTCTGAGGTTGCTGGTACAAATGCACCAAACTCAATGTTGTCATCTAATTCTCTACGACTAGCTACTGCGACCTGTGCTGTTCCATTATCTATTTGTGGTCTTGCTAGCGTAACAACAGAGTTATAACCTACCTCTACATCTGTAGTAATTAATTGTGGTGTAATAGGTTGTCCTGTAAAGGTAACAATTTTATTTAATTTTGTACCTGCAAGTAAAAATTTGTTTCCAATAAACAGTCTTGAGTCTAGTGATGCAGGCATAGCATCTATATCTGTGTAACCAAATACAGAAGATAAACCTTCTAATGATGTAGTAATAGAGGTCATAGTTCCTACTGTATCAGATATAGTATCTGCTCTTGACCATCTTTGTAGTTCCCAGTGATATATTAATAATTCTCTATTACCGCTAGTGTTAGCAAAATTCCATATTACAAGATTTTTAACAGGGTCTATTGCTACACTAATTGTGTTTAATTTTGTTATATCAGCTCTTTCAAAAAAGAATCTATCTACCTTTTCTAAACCTATGTTGGTAACAATTTCTCCGTTTGAAGAATACCATCCATCATCTGATAACCAAAAAGATAAGTTGCCATAGTTAATAACAGAGTTGCCTTCTAAACATCCTTGCCCATTTGATATGGTATCCATTTGAAAGAAAAGTGGGCTACCAATATATGACGCTCTAGTTACAGAATTTTCTGAAAATATTAAACCAAATTCACCGCCTGTTATTGCTTGAATGTTACCGCCATCAGGAATTATTTGGTAATCACTTTGGCTTGTAGAACTAGATACCCAATCAGTTTCATCATTAATATCTGACCACTGTACCTTGTTAAACTCATCTCCAACAGACATGCTACCAGCAAAAACAAAGTCACGAACTATTGCAATATCTTTAGGTGCAGGGGCTGCTGCCGCTACATCTGCAAATGCTGTTGATGTTCCTATAGTCCATGCCTGTATTTTTTCAGTTCCATTACAGGCTAATACTACTTCACCAAACTGTTCAAACTTCCATACGCCATCACCACTATAGCCACCTGCTTTAGATACACTTGTTAAGTCTAAAGTAGCAAGGTTTAATTTAAATATTTCTGTGGCTGAACCTGCAAACACTTCTATTGTTGTTCCAAACTTTGCAGCAAATACACTATTAAGATTTTCACTAGCAGGAGTAGAGTATTCCGCTGCACTTGGAAGTGCTGAATAACCAATACCTACTGGATATACATTCTTAGCGTCGTTTAAACTACCTGCAGTATCAGGAAGGTCAGGTTTCCATTCTGTAAATTCTAATCTTTGTGTTGACATATTAGGATTTCATTATGTAAGCAAGGGCGTAATAAGGAACAAGGTTTTGGTTTGTTCCATCATCACCTACAGTGCTAACATTATTAGTTACAGTATGTACATGACCCCCTGCTGGGTCGGTATTAGTAGTTGCTTGATAACTATAACCTTCACCATATGTTAGAAATTGACCCCCTTGTGGAGAACTTATATCTGGAATAGCGTGAACATGGTCACCAACAGTATCAGTTGTTCCTGTAGATACATGTGTATGAGTAACCACAATAGAATCTTTAGTTCCTCCAGTTTGTGTAGCAGCTCCTGTTACTGTTGTTTTAGCTAAACTAGAAGAATCTGCGTCAGCACAAATAACAAACTTATTTCTTAAATCAGGTGTAGATAATGTGCCATCACATAATAAAAATCCACTAGGGATTGTTGATATAGTTCCTGACCACATTACAATCATTCCCGTTACAAATTGGCTTACAATCCCCAAGTTAGTTCTAGCTTCAGATGCTGTCGTTGCACCAGTTCCACCAGAAGCAACAGGAATAGTGTCTCCACTATAGCCACCTTGCAAGTCTTTTACTTGTGCCATTAACTCTCTAATAGCACTATTAATATTTGCTGGGCTGCATCCTTGATTAATATCAATATTGTTAATATCGGTATTAAGTGCACTATCAATGTCCCATTCCGAAATCTTAGTCTTTGCCATAAATTTTTATCCCTTTCGTTTCCAATCATTAGTTACTATTGTTGAGTCTGTCCACAAGCTACTATCTTCTGGTAATGCTGACCATGAATTTATTACTACTGGAGTATCTACCCATCCTTCACCTAGTGTTGTTCCTATTGCAGATAATGTTACCTTACCTATAATAGAAGCAGAACCAAGTTCCATTATTGCAGAGCTAGCAGTAACAGTAGCAGTTGCAGTAATGGAAGCTACTCCACTTTCAATCATACTGCCTAATGCAATAACATTTACTTGACCATGAATATTTGCATCACCAAATAAAACTTTTATTCCATCTGCCGTTAGTATTGCTGTACCCGTAATAGATGCTGCAGCAGTTCTTTCTCTTAATGCACTAGCTGTAACAGTTCCTATACCCTCTATCTGTGCAATACCTAATTTTATAGTGCCTGTTGGTAGTGTAGAGTAAGGACTTTGTGAAAATGCAGAAAAGCCGTACATAATTTAGCCTGTTATTCTTATTTGTTTTGAAGTTTATATGCTACAGCGTTACAAGGGTCATACTTCCACTGTGTCATTGTATTTTGAAACTTTGGATTTTCAGCACGACATTCGTTATAAGACTTGTATGCCTTAACTCCAGCCCATTCAT